CTCCCCTCCCCGGTTGCGTGGTATAAGACCCCTGACCGCCTCTTTGGACAGCTCTGTGCCGGACTTAATTGCCTCGCGCGTTTCGGCGCTGTTGTTTGCCGCAACCTGCGTGGCCAGACGCACGCCCACGCGCGCCCCTTCGCGCTCGTCCTCGGAGGCAATACGCTCGCGCTGCACCTCGATGTTGGCCGTCTTGTTGGCCATTTCGAGCTCCAGCTTGGCTTTCTCCAACAACATCTCGTGCTCGGCGACCTTTTCTTTCAGCGCCTGCGCCCGGTCCTTGATGTCCAGCTCTTTCATCTGGATCTGGGTCAGCGGGTTCTGGGCGTCCTGCTCTGCCTGCTGCTGCGCAGCCTCGGTCTGGTTATTCTGCAGGAGTTTCTGAGCGGCCATAGCCGTCGCCTGCGACAGCTGAACCTCGACGTCTTCTGGCAGGGGCTCGTTCTCTGGCGGCATCGGTACACCCAGCTGCTTCTCGAGCTCTTTGCGATACTGGAACGCCACGTGCTCGGTGATATGCGCCATCATGGCGGAACCGATCGCGGCTGCGAACGGCGACTGCCCGATGATCTGCTGGAGCTTCGGGTCCTGCAGGGCCGCCATATGCACGGCAATGTGGGCCTCTTGGTCCTGATACAGGAACGCCTTTACGGGCTCTTGCTTGAGGATGGCCATGTTCTCACTGACCGGGTCTTTTGGCGCAATGTCTTCCGGCAGCTTGATGATCTGGTCAGCGTCTTGGATGCCCATGACCTCGAGCATTTGCCTGTGCAGCTTGCCCATGTCGTAGAGCTGCGGCGCCTGCTGCGCCAGCTGCAGAGCGGCCTGATACTGCACGATCCGTTGTGCCATGGTCGAGGCGTTGGGATCGGAGACGGGGATCACGTCAACCACTTTGGCGTCGAAGTCGGCCAGACGGCTGAAGTCCCCGATAACCTCGTACTTGTACTCATCCGGCATGAAGTCGTGGACGACCCGTGCGAGGATGCGCAGCTCTTTGTGCATCGCGGCGTGCATGCGGGCTTGAACGCCCGACATGACCTTCATCGACCGCTCCATCAGCGCCAGCGTGGTGCCCACGGGCGCGTTTGCGCTCATATCACCAACTTGGATGTCGGCTACGGAGCCGATGCGACGCCCCTCGTCCACAATGTTTCCAAGCAGCTGGTACAGGACGCCAGAGGGCTCCTTGAACGGTAGTGGGAAGATGTTGTCCCTGATTGTCCCGGCCGGGACATCCACGTCCCGGAACTCGCCCGGGGTGAGGGGGCCGTTGTCGCCCTTGATACGCATGCCGCGCGTCTTGAGATCGGCGGGCAGGTTTGACAGCGTACCCGCGTCGACCAGCTGCCGCATGATGGATGTGGCCGACTTGGCCAAACCACCGATGAGGTGGATCAGGCCCGTGCCGTAGAACCCAAGCCCCGGGAGGTAGGAATAGTGCACGAAGTGCATGCGCTTGCGCTTCTTCTCGTCGTCCTCGTACCAATTTCGGCGGATGGCCAAGATCTCACGCGATGTGAGGTCGATTGTCACCACGTATGGTCGCGCGATGCCATCTGCGTCCCCGAACGGCTCTGGCAGGTCGATGTCCACGTGCATCTCGAGCAGTGTGCGCCGCTCGTCGTCGGACAGAGCGACCTCGTTGCCTTCCAGCTCATCGTATTTGTCTTGGATCTCACTGCTTTCGGCCGCGGCCTCGGGCAAATCCACGTCCCGATAGAACCCGGAGACCTGAAGTTTAAGGACCTCGTTGGGGTCCTTCTTCATCACGTGGGTGTATCGTGGGCAGGACTCGAGGTTTGACGCGCCATAGGAGATGACAAAGTCTTCGGCCGGCACGAAGGCCGCCACGGGGCGCTCCAGCAGAGGGTCGTAGTATATCTTCTTGAACGAAGAGCCTGCCAGCGGCAGGCGGAACGTTATCTGCTCCATCTCATCGCGGTACTCGACCATTTCCTCGGTCACGAGGTAGTTCAGCTCGTTCTTGACCCGCACGGACTGCTCAAACTTCTCGCGCGTCATTTTACCGATGATCTTTGTGCTCACTGGTCCGCTGGCGGGCATCATCTCGCCCATGGCCTGCGCTTGGAAGCGCACCACAGCCTCGGCCAGCATGGGGTGGAACACCCCGGAGGCGCCCTGCCACGGCATCGACCTGTCCTCGATCTTCATCCCCAGAAGGTCAAGCCCCTTAATATAGGCGTTGGCCCACTCTTTTCGGCTGGACCGGTCAGACATGAACTCGTCGACGAGGTCAGAGGCCAGAGACTCCAGATCCCCTTCTTCCATCAAGTCGGCAAAGTTGGCGTCATGCGGCAGGTCCATGACTTCTGTGTCGGCATCATTTGACAAGCCGTCACCAAACTCGATGATGATCTCGCCATCTTCGGTCGCCATTGTGGTGATCTCGTCGCTGGCGGGCATTTCGAACTCGAGCGACTCAAGGTCGGGGCTGCCCTCGAGCTCAATGTCAAACGGCGTCATGGGTTTGGTCACAGCCATGGGGCGGCCTCCTGCGGAGTTTGTACGGTCGCGGCACTATATAGCGAAGCGTGGATCAATAATAGCCCTCCTTCATTGGCAGGGTATACTCAGGCTCGTCAATCTCGTCCGTGGGCAGCGCGATGAATCCCCCTTGGCGGAACCTCAGCAGCGCCATGACCGTGCTGTCGACGTGGTCATCGTGCGGTCCAAACGGGAAGGCCGCCACTTCTTCGACAACCTCCTCGGCCCAGCGCCGGTCCGGCACCCAGACGAGCCCCGACGAGATAATGTCTGCCACGGAGTTGAGACGCACTGTCTTGTCCCCGGTGCCCCGGTGCGGGGTGTATTCTTGCACGGGCAGGCCGGTGCGTCGCAGTTCTTGGTAGAGCGCCACGCCCGCAGATTTCTTTTCAACGATGAAGGAGTCAGGCTCCCAGTCCTTGTAGACCCCGAGGGCCACGCGCTTGAGCTCTGGAAACTCGAACCGGTCCTTGATGGCATGCAGCAGGATGATCTGGTGGTGCCCTTCTTCCTCGTTCATAAACACGCCCCATACGGTCAAGGATGTGTAGTCGGCACGGTTGCTGGTCTCCGCCGCGGCGTCCAGCGAGGCTATGATGTAATCACAAGGGGGCGGCTGGTCCTTGAGCCACAGACGCCACCACTCCCGCTTGACAATGGCGGCCTCTTCAGACGTGGGCTGCTGCTGGTACTGCGCGTTCCACTGGTAGGTGGGCATGCTCGCCTTGGTGCGCAGCAACGCGGGAATATCGAAGAACTCTGGCCACAGGGCCCGCTCGGTCGTGATGTCTGTCTCTGGGTCCGTCACGGTTAAAATGGCAGGGAACTCGAAAACTTCGTACTGGTCCGCCCCTTCATTCTTGGCCATATCGGCCACGACACGTCCAATTAGATCTTGGGGGGCCCAGCGCGTGTTGTGGCTAACCACGCCGTTGGCGATGAAATTCTCGGTATCTTCAACCTGAATGTCGAAGACGTCCTCTATACCATCAGGGGTTATGCTGATGAGCTTTGAGGTACTGAATTGCGCGGTCGAGAGTCTCGATGCGCTGGCCGTTGTGTACAATGAGGTTGCAGCTGTTGCAAAGAAGGGCCCGAACCAACCCTGAATCATGGCAATGGTCGACCGCAAACGGGTGGTCGTCTCCCCATGTGGTGGGTTTAACGACCACGCTGGAGTGTGTTTGGCATATGGCGCACCTGTCACCCTGCTTCTCGCGCATGTCGCTGTAGTCTTGAGGGTCGATACCATAACGGGCTCGGAGATGAAACCGACGTCTTTTTTCCGGATTGTAAGATATGCCGAGATCTTTGCGGCGGGCGTGATTCCACTGCATATAATGGCGCTGACACAACCCGCGAGAGTGTGCAGGGGCGGTGCATCCGTCTTCCGTGCAGACCGCGCCCTTGTGTTTTCCCCAATGGCCGGGGCCGTGGTATGGGGCGTCGGGGTTAGCCTTGTGGTAGCAATCGCGAGATATGCACGAGGGGCACTTGCCAGATGTTGAACGTGGTCGCGCAAAGTTATCGCAGTTTTCTGTAGTGCATGGCTTTGGTTCCGGAGTTTCCGGCGCAAGCCCCGCCTCCTTGCGGTGCCGCTGTTCGCGGTTTTGGCAAATCTTGCACCGCCCGGTTGAACTTCTCGGTTTTGCGTGTCGTTCGCATCCTTCAACGATACAAGGTTGTCCCCCGCCTTCAAATCCAGCAGCTTTACCCATGTCTCGACCCCATCTCTAACGACAAGGAACGGATGCCTCGCGTTTGCTCTAATGAGGTTATCATCATCCATTCGCAATGTATATATACGATCTGGTCCTTGGTTGGCCCTATTCAACACTGTGCGACTTACAAGCTCGCCGTCCTTGTATG